TCCTACAGCCTGGCGATGCTTGGTATCCTGCGCGAGATCGAGCTAGCCGTTACGCGCTGGGACGGCAAGACGTTCACACCGGGCGAGGCGTGCCGCTACTGCCCGCGTGTCGCCGCCTGCCCCGGACGCCGCGACCTGATGCTCGCCGCTGTGGAAGTCCTCACGAGCGAGCGTAGGGCCGATCTGGTGCCCTTCAACGGGCAGCTAGTAGATCCGGCAGGCTTCGGGCGCTCGATCGTCCAGGCGCGTTTCCTCAAGCAGCTCTGCGAGGAGCACCTTCGCATGGCGACCGATGCGGTCAAGTCCATGGGCGGCGACATCCCGATGCCGAGCGGGCAGCATATCAAGCTCGTCTCGCGTGCGGGGCGACCGAGCCTCAAGCCTGAGCGGGTGCTTCCGTACCTCCGCGAGCGGTTCGGGCAGATCACTGACGACGAACTCGCCGCCATGGTCAGTCTCGGCAAGTCGGACGTAGAATCCTTCGTCGCGTCGAAAGCCGAACGTGGCGAGAAGGCCCAACTCAAGGAGGCTGTCTTCACCGAGCTAGAGCAGACCGGGGCCATGACGCGTGGGCACGCGGTCGAGTACGTTCAAGTCGAGGAGGCGTGATGGAAGTCAGACCGGCAGTGATCGACAGCGATCGGAACCTCGGGGATCTGCTCCGGGTGTGGAAACCGAAGCTGACGCAAATCTACGGCGAGGGGGAAGAGGCCGCGGGCCGTCTGCTTGCGATGGCCGAAGCGTGTGTCCGCCGCAATCCCGACCTGAAGCAGTGTACCGTCGAAAGCTTCCGCACGGCGCTCGAGGATGCCGCCGCGTTGAAGTTGCTCCCGACGGGGCTGATGAATCTCGGGCACGTCCTATCATTCCGTAACAAGCAAGGCTCGCGTGACGCAACGTTCGTCGCTGGCTATCGCGGCCTACTCGACATCTGCTACAGGTCGAAGAAGGTCGCGGGCTTCGAGGTCGGGCTGGTTCACCGTGACGATCCGTTCACGTACCGGCGCGGACTCCAGACGATCCTCGACCACGAGCCGAAGTACAGCGGCGTCATCGGCTTCGACAACCGGCAGGAACTCAAGGCGGGATACGCCGTCTGGTGGGACGTGATCGACGGGCACGCCGTAGCACAGCGGCACCTCGTTCTCAACCAGGCTGAGATTGAACGCCTACGCATGAAGTCGAAGAAGGCCGACGATGGCCCGTGGCGCACCGACTACTCGGCAATGGTGATGAAGACGATCGTCCGTGCCGCGACGAAGCTGATGCCGCTCACGCCTGCCGAGGATGCCTTGCTCGCACGGGCGTTCGAGGTCGAGGACGCGAAGCTCGGGCAGCCGGACCCGTTCATCGACGTGACGCCGGGCGCGCCGACATCCCCGCCTGACGGGCGTCTGCCGATCGGCGAGGTTAGGCAAGTCGAGGCGTAACGTGAGGAGGACGTGGTGGAAGGCTATAGGGAGTTCCTTGCGCGCAAGGGATCTATCGTCAGGAATCTCGGCCCCGAGGTGACGACGGCGGAAATCAACGCCAAGCTCTTCTCATTCCAACGCGACATCACGCGATGGGCGATTCGGAAAGGGCGGGCGGCGATCTTCGCGGACACGGGGCTCGGCAAGACGTTCATGCAGCTTGAATGGGCGCGGCTGATCGGCGGCCGTTGCCTGATCGTTGCGCCACTATCAGTGGCACGGCAGACGGTACGCGAGGGGGTGAAGATCGGCGTACCCGTCTACTATACGAGGTCAGGCGGCGACTTATCGGACGGAGTGAACATCACGAACTATGAGATGGTGACTGAGTTCGACGCAGGCGACTTCCGCTCAATCGTCCTGGATGAATCAAGCATCCTGAAAAGCCTCGATGGGAAGACCCGCAAACTCCTCACGGAGATGTTCGCAGAGACGCCGTATCGCCTGTGCTGCACGGCGACACCGGCCCCGAATGACATCGCGGAGATCGCTAACCACGCGGAGTTTCTGGGGATCATGTCGCGCCCCGAGATGTTGGCTTCCTTCTTCGTTCACGATCAGGACGGCTGGCGCTTGAAAGGGCACGCGGAAGAGCCGTTCTATAAGTGGCTCGCGTCCTGGGGGATGAGCGTCCGCAAGCCGAGCGACCTTGGATACTCGGATTCTGGCTACGATCTTCCTCCACTCACGATCTCTCCACTCTGGGTGGAATCGGACGCGGTAACTGACGGGGCTCTCTTCCATCTCGGCATGAAGGGGATCGCTGATCGCTCACGCGTACGCCGGGCAACATCCTCCGACCGTGTAGCGAAGGCGGCGGAGATCGTCAACGCCAGCCCGGAACAGTGGATCTTGTGGTGCGGCCTCAACGCAGAGGCCGATTCCGTGGCAGCGGCGGTCCCCGGTGCGGTGAACGTCCAAGGGTCCGACTCGCTGGAAGAGAAGCAGTCAGCGTTCGAGTCGTTCCAGGATGGGTCGCTCCGCGTGCTCGTCACGAAGCCGAAGATCGGCGGGTTCGGGATGAACTTCCAGAACTGTCACCGCATGGCGTTCATCGGGATCTCAGATTCGTGGGAGTCGTACTACCAGTGTGTTCGGCGGTGCTATCGCTTCGGGCAGACGGAACCTGTCACGGCTCTGATTGTGGTCAGCAAGCAGGAGTCTGAGGTATGGGAGAATGTGCAACGCAAGGATGCGGAGGCTACCAAGATGAGCGAACGGCTGGTGGAGCACGTCCGTGAGTTTGAGCGAGCGGAGATCACAGACGGACAAGCGCGGGCAGAGTATGCTGAGGACACTGTGCGGCACGACGGCTGGGAGATGGTGCTCGGGGATTCCGTCGAGACTATGGCGCGGGTCGCGGACGATTCCGTTGGCCTCTCCGTCTTCTCTCCTCCGTTTCAGTCCCTCTACACGTACAGCCCAAGCGAGCGCGACCTCGGAAACTCGAAGACGAAGAGCGAGTTCTTCGATCACTTCACGTACATCATCGACCACCTGCTTCGGGTGACGAAGCCGGGCCGCAACTGCGCCGTCCACGTCCAGCAACTCACGACGAAGATAGTCACGCACGGCGTGATCGGGATGCAGGACTTCCGGGGTGACGTGATCCGCGCCTTCATCGACCGAGGCTGGATCTACCACGGTGAGGTCTGCATTGATAAAGACCCACAGGCCCAAGCAATCCGAACACACAGCAAGGGGCTCCTTTTCGTGCAGCTGCGGAAGGACTCGACGTGGAGCCGTCCGGCGCTAGCTGACTACATCGTGCTATTCCGCAAGCCGGGCGAGAACGGCGAGGTCGTTCACCCGGACATCACGAACGATCAGTGGATAGAGTGGGCGCGTCCGATCTGGTATGGGATCAAGGAATCTGACACACTCAATGCCCGCGAGGCGACTCAGGATAAGGACGAGCGCCACATCTGCCCGCTCCAACTTGAGACGATCGAACGATGCATCCGGTTGTGGTCGAACAAGGGCGACATCGTCCTGTCGCCATTCGCCGGGATCGGGTCTGAGGGCTACGAGGCGGTGAAGCTAGGCAGGCGATTCTGGGGCTGCGAGTTGAAGCGCTCGTACTGGGAAACCGGCTGCCAAAACATCCGCAAGGCTGAAAGCATCGTCGACATCCCGCTGTTCGAGCCTGTCTCGGATGTTGTATGATAGTCACGGCGGGCCGAGGGCCGGGCTCGCACGAGAGCCGTCTAACGGCGGTTCTCGGTCCCGCCAACCTCACCGTTAGGAGGGCGAATGGCAGGCAAACCAAGAGCTACAGTCCAAGCATTACCGTCGAATCTTGAAGCCGAGGAGGCCGTTCTAGGTTGCTTGCTCGGCTGGCCTGAGGTAGCGGCTGAGAACGTATGCAAGCTAGGTTCGACCGATTTCCTGACCGTCAAGAATGGCGTCGTCTTCGAGGCGATACGTTTGCTCGTGAACGACGGGACGCTGCCTGACGTGATCGCCGTCGCCAACCGCCTGGAGTCGATGGGCAAGACCGAGGATGCAGGCGGGCGGGTACGCCTCGGCGACCTCGCTACGAAGCAGATTACCGATGCCGGGTTCGATCACTACGTCTCAATCGTCAAGGGAAATGCTACGCGGCGGGCTCTTATTTCCGCCACGGCACGGATCGAAGAGCTTGCCCATGACGAGGCCCGCGACATCCGCGACGTAGCGACGGAAGCCCAGAAGATACTCGACGGGACGCGGCTGCAGGCAGCGATGGGCGGCGTTGCCGTGTTCGCTCCGGTGATCGAGGCTGACGGTACGACGCTCCGCGCCGACTGGTGCCCGCCTGGTATCCGCGCTATGGCGACCAAGCTCCAGTCGCACAAGTCGGACGGCTCGGTGACCGGCTTCGTTAGGTTCACCGGGACCATGCCAGGCGTCCCCGCTCGTCTCACCTCCGGGCAACTCAACTTCGCGGCGGTCCAGACACGCGCAACGTGGGAGAATCGACTGTCGAAGGTCGCCGCGCTACCCGATGGCATGTGGGCGACAATCCTCGAACAGCTCTCCGAAAGCGTCATCGAGTACGTCGAGACTGGCGAGCCCGTTCAACAGGTGGACAGCGAAGTCGACCCCAAGGAATTGGAGTACCTTCTCTTCCCGATCCTGTTGCGCAACGAGCCGACCGTCATCTATGGCGACATCGGTGTCAACAAGTCATATCTAGCGGCGTTGCTCACCTACATCCTCATGACCGGCCAGGAGAACTACCGGCTCGAAGTACGCCACAAGATCCAGGCACCGCTCTACCTAGACTGGGAGTCGAGCGTCGGGAGCTTCGCGCGTCGCTGGGCCAAGCTCAGGCGCGGGATGAACCTACCGCCAGCCAAGGCAAGCTATCGTCGCTGCGCCCTTCCACTCGTCCAAGACTCGGAACAGGTGAAGGAACTGATACGCCGCAACGGCCATGACTTCATCATCATCGACTCGCTCGGTCTCGCGGCCGGCGGCGACCTGAACAACCCGCAACCGGCGAACGACTTCTACAAGGCACTCCGCTCGCTAAACGTCACGTCGCTAGTCATAGCTCACCAGGCCAAGAACACGACGGGCAAGACGTCGATCTTCGGCTCGCAGTTCTTTGGAGCGGCACCACGTTCGATCTGGGAGGTACGCCGCGACCAGGACGAGGGCGCAGACGTTGCCCGTGTCGGGCTCTACCACGCCAAGGCGAACGAGGGTCGCCGTGAGCCGCCGATCGGGTTCAAGTTCACATTCGGTGGGAACTTCACCAGGGTTGAACCAGACAGCGCCGACACGATCATGGCGGCTGACGACCGCTCGCCGGTCAAGGATCGCATCCTCGACGCTCTACGCCAAGACGGCAAGATGACCTATCAGCAACTATCCGTTGCAATCGGTCACCCCGAGCATCTACTTCGTACACCTATGAAACGATTGCTAGAGGATGGACTCGTAAGGAAACTAGCAACAGGAGCGGACGGCAGGACGAAGTTCGGCCTCGGAACCCGTGAGGAGTACCCCGGATGAGCCGCGTAACAAAACCGCGTAACAGGGGGTCGAAAACATGGGTGCTGTTACGCCCGTAACAGCTTGTTACGCCGCGACTCGTAAAATGCCACTTCGCGCTTTTCTGAACTGGCGCGTAACAGTTACGCGTAACTCGTTACGCGTAGAAGAAACACCCCCCCCCGTAACAAGGGGGGTTATCTAGGGGCTGTTACGTGTTACGCGATATACGTATAGAGCTATATCTATGGAGGTCACCGTGGACGAGAACGAGAAGACACAGGAACGGGAAGACCTCGGATTCTGCCCGTTGACGAAGACGTGGTGCCGAGAGGATTGCCAACTTCTCCAGGACGAGTGCTGCGCCATCAGCCTCCTCGGAATGTGGGCCGAAGACGAGTGGGCGAGGAAGAACGGACTAACCTCTTGACATCCGGGAGAGGATACTGTACGATACGGGAGAGGTGATGAGCATGACCACAAAGCACACGCCGGGACGATTGGCGATCAAGGATCGGCTACTCGATGGACGCTGTCAGTTCACGATATTGGGCGGAGATGGCGCGATTGTTGCGGGTGTGGACGCGCGCGACAACGTCCTTGCCGGGTTCGGAAAAGAGAACGATGCCCGTTCGCGTTGCGCGGATGGTCAGCAAGAGGCATGGGCGAACGCCGAGCATCTTGTCGCCTGCTGGAACGCCTGCGAGCGAAGAGGCCGAAGGAGGCCCCCGATGCCTGACAAGCATGAGGAAGTAGTCGCACAACTCAGAGTCGGGCCGCTATGCGGATTCGCCATGACCGATGCGCAGCTTGACGACATCGCCGCGATCCTCAAGCGCGAGTACGGCGACGCCCGCCGCGACGCGCTCGAAGAGGCTGCGAGGATCTGCGATCTGATCGTTCATAGAGTCTGCGCGGAAGATGCGGCAGACACGCGCCTATATGAACGCGCATCAGGAGAGGATGCTGGTTGTTGCGCAAGGGCGATCCGTGCCGCGAAGGAGGAAGCCCGTGAGTGAGAAGATCAAGCCGTGTCCGCTATGCGATGGCGCTGGAGAGGCAATCCGCTGGCAGCGTGATGGAGCCGCCTTCGCCGTCGTCAAATGCGCCAATGGTTGCAGAATGTACGGCCCCGAAGTCCGTGTGGTCGCTGGCAAGATGGAGGAAGCAATACGCCAGGCAGTTGGCCTGTGGAACCGCCGCCCGCGCGAGGACCGGCTCGCTTGTCTGCTCGGAGAAGCCATGGCCTGCACGATAAGCGCGGATCTGGCGGCCCGCATAGACGCAGCCCTGAAGGAGGAGACGTGACCGATACCGGCTGGATCGAGAAGGCCATCGCTCTAGTGGATCACCGCGACATTGACAACCACGCCGTGAAGGCGTCAGCGGCAGCCGAACTCGCCGCCCTCCGCGCCGAGAACGCAAAGAAGGATGCGACTATCGACACTCTCAATCGCGCGCTCGTCAGCCTGACGCCACTCGGCTCAGAGTTTCACATGAACCCCGAGAGGTGCGTCAACTTCGTCCGCGAGATGCGCGACGGTGAACACAAGGCACTCATCCAGGCCGTGAAGGGGCGGCGGGCAGCCGAAGCCGAGAACGCGGCCCAGGCCCGGCAGATCGCCGCGCTCAGGGCATTCGTCCAGTTCGTAGCCGACTACGTCAAGCACGCAAGGCGGTTACGCGACGGCTCACCCTCGTCCATGCCCTCGCTGCAAAAAGATCCCGTCACCGGCAGGAATGACTACGTTGTCCCGCCGCCATTGTCGGAGGGCGCACTTGACGAGATCAGGGCCAACCTTGGAATCGCGCCCTCGTCCATGCGCCTCGTCCCGCTGGAAAGGCTCAGAGAGATCGAGTGGCTTGAGAGCCATAACGGCGACGAGCCGTTATCGTGCCCCGTCTGCCTGCGGTATCAGAGCTTCGACCACATGCCCGACTGCTGGCTCGCCGCCGCCATCGCGGAGACGGAACCTCTCACACGTGATACAATCGGATAGGTGAAATATGCCCGAACCTAAGAAACACCCAGGCGGTAGACCTGTGAAGTACGAGACTCCAGACGACATGCAGGTCAAGATCGACGCCTATTTCTCCGCCTGCGATTCTCGGGTCAAGCAGATCGTTACAAAGGAAGGCGTCGTAACCGTTCGCTTCCCTGCGCCGTACACGATCCAGGGACTCGCTGTGGCTCTCAATCTTACCATGGAGGGCCTATCGGAATTTCAGGCCAAGCCTGAGTTTTCTGTAACTGTAAAGACAGCCAAGCAACGGTGCGAGGCCAATAAGGTCCAACACATGCTAGATGGAGACGGCTACGGGCCAGGTTACATCTTCGATCTCAAGAACAATCATGGCTGGAAGGACCAACAGCAGATCGAGCACTCCGGCTCCGTCCATGTCCACTTCGACCAAGAAGACAAGAGCCTTCTCTAAGACTACCCGCCAGCGTGAAGCCATTGCCCTGTTAGGCGGCTCGGCGTCCCAAGTCCTTCTCTATGGGGGGTCTAGGTCAGGGAAGACCGTTATCGCCCTCTACGCTTTACTGTGCCGGGCGATTGATCGAAAGTCGCGGCACCTCATCCTGCGGTTGCACTTCAACCACGTCAAGACCTCGATCTGGATGGACACGCTTCCGAAGGTGTTGGAGCTTGTCGCGCCTGACCTTGAGGTCAACTGGAATAAGACCGACTACGTGCTTGAGTTCCCGCACAACGGCTCGGAGATTTGGATCGGTGGGCTGGACGACAAGGAGCGCGTCGAGAAGATCCTTGGTCACGAGTACTCGACGATCTTCTTCAACGAGTGCAGCCAGCTCACATACGACGCCGTCGAGACAGCACGGACGCGCCTTGCCGAGAATTCCGGGCTAACACTCAAAGCGTACTATGATGAGAACCCGCCACGCGCGAAACACTGGACACACAAGCTGTGGATCGACCACGTCAGCCCAGACGACGGCGGGCCGCTTGCCGATCCGTCCGACTACGCCAGCCTACTGATGAACCCCGAAGACAACAGGGCGAACCTTCCGCCTGGCTACATCGAGACGGTGCTCGGTCGCCTATCGAAGCGCAAGCGTGATCGGTTCCTGCTTGGATTGTGGGGCACGGACACGGAAGGGGCGCTGTGGAAGGCTGACTGGATCAGGCGCGGGGAAGCGCCGCCTGACCTGGAGCGCATCGTGGTCGCCGTCGACCCCGCCGTGACGAAGTCGAAGAAGTCAGACGAGATAGGGATCGTGGTCGCGGGTAAGCTCGGCAACCGGCTCTATGTGCTCGAGGACGTGTCGGGGCGCTACACGCCGCACGAGTGGGGATGGGCAGCGGTCGACGCCTACCGACGATGGGGCGCTGATCGGATCATCGGGGAAGTGAACAATGGCGGCGACCTCGTTGCGACCAACATCCGGCAGCACGATCGCCTTGTCAGCTACAAGGACGTTCATGCATCGAGAGGGAAGGCCGTCCGCGCCGAGCCAGTGTCCGCGCTGTACGAGCAAGGGCTAGGCATCCACTGCGGAGAGTTCCCCGAGCTAGAGGATCAGCTCACGGGATGGGTGCCCGGGGACGACGACTCGCCGGATAGACTCGACGCGCTAGTGTGGGCAGCGACCGAGCTACTGCTGGAATTGCCGACCGAGCCGCAGTATGCAAGCTATGACGGCTATGAAGCCATCACGCCGTACTAAGAGATGAGGCTGAAAGTTGAACAGAGCCGAGCGTTATTCAAGGTTCGTCCCGCATACGGTTGACTATCGTACAGGAAAGGAGTAGAGTCAGGCGGAGGTGAGCGATGACACGTGACGAAGTGATGAAGCTGTCGGACGATGAGCTGCGCGTCAAGGCGGCGGAGATCCTGGGATTCAGATGGTTCAAAAATGCAAACGGTCGTCGGTTCATGGGCATGCCGGATGAGGGCGGATGTATCGCGGCAGAGAGCACAGTCGCCGTGGCCCTGGACGCGCTGCGCCTTGTCCCCGACTACCCGCGCGACATCGCGGCGGCGTGGGAGTTGGTCCTGTACGCCAAGAAACTAGACGATGCAACGTGGGCTGGACGAACGCTTGCCATCGCAGAATGGTTCTCCCGTCAATCCAGCGCAGACGAATGGGCGGACGATCCATCGTGGGAGTTGAAGGAAGTACTGTTCAATCGCATCTCACCGCGTGAACTGACCCGTGCCTTCGTCCTCGCGATGTCGAATGAAGCGCACTAGCTGGATCACCGACAGGAGGAGATGATGAGCGGCGAACGCTCCAACCAACGCGGCGACGCGACACGGACACGGACGAAGACGCACAAGCGGCTGAAACGCTACCTCGAAAGCGAAGTCGGCAAGCGCACGCTGTGGCGTCCGAGCGGCAAGGAACCGGTCCACATCAAGAAGCCGGGACGCAATGACCCTTGCATTTGCGGGTCAGGGAAGAAGTTCAAGAACTGTCACGGAAAGGCGGCAGAATGAAGATACCACGCCAAACCGCAGAGAACGTCGCAATGAACTTCGTGAACCTGTGGCCCGAACGCCCATCCAGAAACGACATCACGTACTGTGTCTGTGATGTGGTCTACAGCAAGGACTACAAGGCTATGAAGAGGATCGCACGCAAGATCGAGCGGGCCATCATTCGGCGGCTCGTCCGGGCGCGGATACCGGAAGGGTCACACATCGCGGCCACGAGGCGGAAGGAGGGGCGTCTATGAACGGCATGGCGACGTGGGGCGACAAGGGCCGCTACCAAGGCAAGGACGACGACACTCTGCAACAGAGCGAGCGTCTACGGTTCTCCATCCGTGAGCGGAAGCGGCGCCCTATTGGCAGCGAGGATACGAAACGATACTGTGAAGAGAAGGACAAGGAGGCGAGATGAGCAATCCCGTGCGCGAGGCGATGATCCAATTCCTGCGCAGGGAAGGATGTACTCCGAGGATGTGTCAATTCTGCGTCCACCAGCAATGGCAGAGAGCACGGGTCTTCTTCCGCACAGGTATGTACAGATGTTGCGCATTACGGCCAGGGACGTTCGTGGAGAACGAAAACTCATGTGACGATTTCAAGGAGGTTCGATGAAAGCATTCGTGCTCATCTGGCTAGGCGGGCTCGCTGTGATCGGGCTCGTCTCGGTGCTCTACCCGGCGTCTGATCTGAACGTCTACCCGACGACGTATGAGACGGTCGTACAGCCGGTCTCGGTGCCATCGCAGCCCTTTGACGTGTCTGTTGTGCAGCGGGTCACTACGCAGGCCGATGCGCTCGCCGTGAGCGTCAACCGGAACGAGGACGCGGTAGCTGCGCTGTCGAAGCGCATGGACGAGATCACGGGCAAGCAGGCGGGGATCAGCGAGAACGCGAAGGCGCTCCGCGTGTACGTGGATGAGCAGGATAAGGCGCTGAATGACGCACTGACCATGTCGCGCAAGGATTCTACAGGGCTACCATGGGCGATGTGGATTGGTATCGTCGGGGCCTGGGTTGGCTTGTTCATCTTGGCCTTCGCTATCCGTGCTATCCGCAAAGGGGGCCGCGTTGAACCCAAGTAACTTCACGATCTACGTCCCCCGCGCGAAGACGGAAGAGAAGCTCATTGAGAAGATGCAGGCTCTCGCCAAGAAACGCGACCGCTCGCTGTCCTACGTCGTGATCGAGGCGATCGAGCAGTACCTAGAGCGTGAGAAAAGGTAGCCCCTCTCCGGGGTACTGGCGGGGTAGGAAGCTGCTGTGCCCTGCCCCGCCATGGAGGTTCTATGAAGCACCACGAGTACGAGCCAGCGCCGGTCGACCTACGGCACACGGTAGACGAGGAGATTATCGGCGAGGTGACGTTCATGCCTGACCCGTTCGACGCTGAGCAGTTGCGGCGGCGGAAGCTCGGACGGATGAACCTGAGCTATCTC